CAAGTATTTCTGCGCTGTGCCCACAGGATTGGTGTTGATGACTTCTTCAGGCTTCTCGTCTGACAAGGTCTCAGTGTTCATGGCCATGATGTCAGCCATGTTCACGTCACCACCCTTGGCAAAACCGTACAAAGGCTTTGCGGCGGGTGCATAGATTCTATTGCCCAGGCGGTCTACTCGGTAGCCCGCATTGTCCATTCCGCCCAACATGGTGGGCGTCAAGTTCTTGTTTGCGCCAATGGTGCCCAGTGTGGTCAACGCACTTGCCACTGGCATGTCCGCTGGCCCGAGGGCCGTGGTTCCAGCGCTGATGCCCGGGGCCCCTGGCTTGGCAATGTTGAAGTAGTTGGAAGGGTTTGTGGCCTTCACATACTCTTTTGCCTGCCCAATATTAAAGGTTGGAACAGAGATGTTGTTGATGGCAGAGCCTACACCTCGAGACGTGTAGTCAAACGTCGGTACGCTTGAAGCAGTGATTGGTGTTGTATCTGACGTGCTCAGTCCTCCGCCTCCTGGAGGTGAAGAGCCGTCTGGTTTTTTGGGCGTCAAAGACGTTCCGTTCCAACCCACAGGGGTGGCAGAAAAAATGCTTTTAAAGTCCGTGGGAATAGGGCCCGAGTAGCCCGACACGCCCGTAGCAGTAGCACCTCTGTATGTTGAGGGCGTCAGGTTCCAGTTTGCACTTGGCATCACTGAGGACAGCACTGTTGCAGGAGACTTTGTGGTCAAGGGTGTTACGCCCTTTACGCCATACGTCTTGATGGCATTGGCAATTGTTGCTTCATCAATGCCGTTCTTGCGCATGTTGTCAATCCCAGCCTGGGTCAACTGCGTCTTCGTCTCACCTAACAACGACAAGTTACCTACGCCTGTGGTAGCTATCTGAGTTGCGTATTTCTTTTTGTCATCGGCAGATATCTCGTTGCCAGTGTATGTACCGCCGCTCTGTTCATACAGCTTTTGTACTGCGGCATAGCCTCCGTACTTGTCAAACTCATAAGTAGGCACACCAGTGGTCATGGACCTTTGCATCAAGTCCCTTGCAATTGCAGCAGTCAATACGTTGGAAGGCTGCGCAGTAGTAACCTGGTTATTGTTTGTGATTCGAGGCGTCGAGGTACTGGTAGGCTGCCCAACAGTAATCTGGCTGGTGGCCTGTGACACAGGGACCGACGATATGGTGTTTGTTGGCGCTGCAGCTGTCGTAGCGTTGGTAAGGTTGGTTAGCTGCTGCGACGCTGTGCTGGCAGGAGCAGTAACCGCAGGAGCAGTAACCGCAGGAGTGGTCACAGGGGTTGTCGTAGCGTTGGTAAGATTTGTCAGCTGCTGCGCCGCTGTGTTGGTAGGCGCTGTAACCGTTGGCGTGGTTACAGCAGGGGGGATTACCGGTGCGGTCGCAGTAGGCGTGGTTACTGGAGTGGTAGCTGCCTGTGTGTATTTGTTTAAAATGGCGCGGTCGTATTCTTCGGAAGGAGAGGCCTCTAACTCTTGCTCCATTGCCAAACGGTACTTAGGCTGAAACCGCATTTCAAGGACTTGCTCTGATGGAGTAGCGGCAGCGGCAGGAGCAGGGGCTGCAGCCGCAGTAAGCCTTGTTAAGTCCTGGGCCGCTGTTGTGGGCGCGGCCGCTGCAGAAACGGCAGGAGCGGCAGGAGCACCGGCTGCTATTCTCCGTGCGTAATCGCTTAAAATGGCACGGTCATACTCTTCAGAAGGAGAGTTGGCCAATTCTTCATCTCGGATTCTTTCGGCTTCCCTTGCAAATACGTCCTCTTCATCGCCAGGTTCCATATCTCTCATAACCGGGCCTCCTCTTGCCATAAAACGATTGCTCACGGACATTGATCCAAAATTAAACTGATCCGGGTTGCTGACCACGTCAATGGCCACCGCACGGCCGCCCGCGTCCTTGCGTGCACGATCGCCCGCCTCTTGCTGGTACTTCACAATGTCCTCTTCCTTAAACGGCAAGGAAGGGGCTGCCATAGAAAAATCACTTGGCGCAGTCGGTGCAGTCATGTCAAACGCTGTGATCTCCTTGGGAGCTGCCAAGTCAAACGTGCTTGCCAACGTGGGCTGGCCAGGTCCCGCATAGTCAGTAGTGCGGTCCCCTGCGTTGTACGCTTCCACCGCTTTGACGTACTCGTCATACTGCGTCTTATAAGGGTTGTACACGTCCGTGGTGTACTTCTGCGCCGCTGTGTTGTACGCATCGACCTGCGACTTGTAGGGGTTGTACACATCAGTGTTGTACTTTTCCGCTGCCGCGTTGTACGCGCTCACCTTCGCCGTATACGGGTTGTAGACGTTGGTCTGCCAATCCTGCAGGGCAGTGTTATACGCCTGGCGCTGTTCTTCAAATGCGTCCAGCTCTTTCTGACGTTCATTGAGATACGTTTTGTCCGAGCCACGCAAGAACGGTCTTTGCGAAGGATTGGCAATGCCGCCAAACGCAAAGTTCTGGACAGCAGGCATGTCGTATTTAGATTTCTTTCGCATATCACCCCGGCCAAGGAATTAGTTTGGACATTTTAAACGTCAATAGTACTCGGGCACAAGGTCTTTAAACTCACTTTCTTCCACGTCGTCTGTGCCAAGGGTGATGAAGTTGCCACGCCTAAAGCGGTCCATGGCCATCGTCGTGCTGTCCACCATGTCGTCGTTGTCGCCGTTAGGGAAAGCCGCGCATTCCTCGACAAGCAGCTCGGCCCAGTCCGTATCCGGGGCCCAGACCATGCCAGCCTCAAACACAGGAGCCACTGCGTTGGCCCGCGCCACCTTGTCAGTGCCGGTCCTCCGTCCCCCTGGCGAGTACATCGTCACAGGGATGCTCATCCGGCGCAGCTCCTGCTGGAGTGGTGTACCCGTGGCCTTCGCCTCAATCAAAACATTGTCAGGCTGCCAAAGATCGTATTGCTCCTTGGCAATGCGTTTAAGCTCTGGGAAGTCCCAGCGCCCGCGCTTGACGTCAAGCAAAATGATGGACGCCCCCGAATCCTCGCTCAGGTAAAACACGCCCCAGGTTGTGATGACAGAAAAGTCAGCCGTCTCCTTCTTAGAATACGCCGTGTCCATGGACTGGATGATGTAGTTCACCACAGGTGGCTCGTCCTTCGGCCAGACTTTCCACCACTCCCTTTTCAGTATTGCACCCTCGTCGTTTGTGGGCTGCTGCTGGTACATCGCGTTCCACTTTTGCGCAGACAAAGTGGCCTTTACGCCCTCAAGCTCCTCTATTTTCCAGAAGCCCGGCCAAAGTGGGCGCCCACTTGGCATAATGGCCGGGAACTCGATCACCTCCCATTGGTCCGCGTTCCGCGATTTCTGGGCCTTAAGCAAACGAGCCGTCAGGTCCTTCGTCCCCCAACGCGTCATCACAATCACAATCGCACCGCCTGGCTGCAAACGAGTACGAGGGCCAGAGATGTACCACTCCCACGCGTTCTCCAAAGCAAGGTCACTCATCGCATCCTGCTCCGAATGCGGGTCGTCAATGATCAAGACGTCAGCGCCCCGTCCAGTCATCGCGCCGCCCACACCGACAGCAAAGTATTCCCCGCCTTTGTTCGTGTCCCACCGGCCGGCAGCCTTGCTGTCCTGCTTCAAAGTGACGTCAGGGAAGACCTCCTTGTAGGTGTCCATGTCCATTAAGTCACGCACCTTGCGACCAAATCTCACAGCCAATTCGCTGTTGTGGGTCGCTTCAATGGCCTTGGTTCGCGGGTCTCTACCCATGAGATAGGCAGGAAGCAGATAGCTTGCAAATTCAGACTTCGTGTGCCGAGGGGGCATGTTGATGATTAAACGCTTCAAGGACCCAGCGGCAATGCGGTCAAATGCCTTGGCCATGATCGCGTGGTGTTCACCAATAATTGCGTTGGGCCAGACGTAGCGCACGAAATCAATGAAGTGAGTACGCGCTTTGTCTTGAGTGTCAATTTGCGCAAGACGGTATTCAAGTTTAAGCCGTTCCGCGTCTATTTCTTCAGGGATCATAAAAAGTCCGTTTCGTTTCAAATTTTTAAATATTTTGACACGAGTTGACTTTGTTGACAAAGGGGGCCCTTTTTTCTTCCCCCGGGGTCAAAACTGTTTCACGTGGAACATACCGTGTAAAACAGGGCCAAGGCCTGCGCAGCCAGCGACCCGGCCCGTTTTTTGGGCCCCGGGGTGGGTGGGTGCTCACTTACGCGCCAGGGCGCGCGGACCGGTGGCCACGGACCAGGCAGCGCGGCCACCTGGCCACGGATCGCGGACCAGGGCGCGCGGGCCTGGTGTTTGTGAACCTGGCCACCGGATCACAAACACCGGCAGCCCTGGATCACAAACACAAACACGGCCAGGCAGCAGCTGCGCGACCAGGCAGCCACCGGCAGCAGCTGCGCGACCAGGTCGGCCGGCAGCCACCAGGCAGCGCTCGGCAGCCACCGGCACCAGGTCCAGGCAGCGCGGCCCAGGCAGCGGCCGGCAGCGAATAACTGCAGCAGCTGCATTAACCTGGCAGCGAATAACTGCACGCGCTGCAGTAACTGACCAGCGAATAACTGCAAACCAGGCAGCGCGGCCCACGGCCCAGGCAGCCACCGGCAGCAGCTGCAGGGCGCGAACCAGGCAGCAGCTGCGCACGATACGCGCGCCACGTTTCACGCGTCCAGGGCCGAGCACCACGCGGCAGGCCTGGCCGGTGGCCACGCGGCCCAGGTTAGCAGGCACAAACCAGCGAGCCTATAGGCAGCCGGTCCGATACCAGGCACAAAAAAACCCGGCACGCGGCCGGGTTCGATTCGGGGGAAAGTGGCCAGGCTAGGCAGGCACGCCGGCCAGCTCGGCCAGCTCGGCCAGGGCCTGGTCGGCCAGCTCCAGGGCGCGAGCCCGGTCGCGCTCGACGTGCTCGGCCACCACGCCACGGCCCGGCCGGGTAACGGTTACCAGGTAGCAGCTCCAGGCAGCCGACCAGGCGACGCGGACCAGGCCGGCGTCGGCCAGGGCGACCAGCTGCACCAGCTGCAGGCGGCGGGCGATCATGCTGCCACGCCCAGGTCGGCGTCGGCCAGCAGGTCGACGGCCCGGGCCTTAAGCGCTGCACCGGTGCCAAACCAGGCCGATTCCATGCGGGTATTATTCGAGCGGCCGCGCTCGTGATCGACAAGCTCGGTCACGGCGTTAAGCATAGCCCAGCGCGTGCCGGCCACGCCGGGCAGGTCCGAGCCGATAGCGTGGCCATTAAATAATTGCATGATGCGCACGTATGCTTTCGATTCATTCACCGGGCGCGCGCTCGAATGATACGGGCGCAGCAGCTCGGCCACGAACGCGTCGGCCTGGTCCTGGTCCATGCTGGCACCGGCCAGCTGCCGGGATTGCACCAGGAAACCCTCCCAGGCATTGGCGACGATTCCCAGCTGCAGCCGGACGGTGTCGGCGTCGAAGCGCTCCGAATGCAGCACACGAACGGCGCTTTTTAAATAACCCAGGTTTTTCTCGCCCTCGCCCTTAATAACGCGGCCGTTACTGTACCCGCCCACGGCGGCCGTTATCGTGTTATTGCACACGACGCGAATCGCCGTGAATTTTGCAACGGTGGCCATGGTTCCATCGTATGACGTGCCGAGCAATAAATAAGGTTTCACCAGGTCGCGCTCGACCACGGGGGCCGCGTCGCCCACGCTGGCCAGGGCCCAAACCCGGCGGCCGTCACTTAACGCGCCGGCGGTTTCAAGTTGAAACCCGCCCAGGTCGACCAGCTCGCGGAAAAAATCCATCACCTGGCCAGGCTGCACCACGTTATAAGCATTCGACACAACGGCCAGGGGCGCGCCGGTGTCCGACCGATGCAACACTTTACGCGCTGGCCAGGTTTGCAGGTCGGTGCTGGCCGGTGTCGAATATTTAACAGGGGATTCGAGCACGGTATAACCCAGGCCCGCTTCGCGCGTCCAGGTTTCAATGCTTGCACCAGGTGTTAAGGCCTGGCCCAGGCCATGCCAGGGGGTTTGCCCAGCGTAAGCCATTGCAGCGCGGCCGGTAGTTTCGTCGATCATGTGAGCCATTTTGATTTCTCGCTTTCTAAGTTAACGCCGGGGAAAAGCCCCCGACGGTTTTATTTTAGTCTAATAATTTTGTGTTTGTAAACAAATCAACAAAATATTTTTATGCGACCAGGCCCAGGTCGCCGACCACGTGGTGGCGCAGCAGCGAACCAGGCGGCAGCGAACGGGAAAAGCGCAGCAGCTCGGCCGCGTCGTCCTGGTGGCCGCCGGTTTTTGTTTTCTCCCAGGCCAAGCGGACCGGGCCGCCGTTACCATAGCAGCCGCCGGGCTTATCGTCGCCGACCAGGGCCGCGCCGCTGCCATGCGCAACAAACACAACAACATAATCGCGCTCGCCACGTGCGCACAACGGGCGGCCGCCGCCGCATTGATCGCAGCTAAAATTTTCGGCCAGCTCGGCCGGGCATTGCACGAAGCGCACGCCGTCGACGGTGTACGGCCAAACCGTGCCGGACGGTGCAGCCACCACGGCCGGGCGGCCGGCAGCCACGGCGGCCAGGGCCTGGGGGATTGTGTCGCAGCTGGCATTGATCACGGTTTCACCAGGCGCAGGCACCGGCAGCAGCTCGGCCGGAAAGTGGGAATAAGTCCAGGCCTGGCCATTACGCGGCACGGCCTGCCGGACGGCCTGCAGGTAATCCAGGTCGACCAGGTCGGCAGCGTGCGCGCCCTGGGGATTCAATGCGCAGGTTTTCGGGCACGTGGCGAATACATTATGGCCGCCGGCCCGGTAGGTGACGGCGATCGGCCCGGTTTTTTTGTTGGCTGAATGTTTGACGGTTTTAAGCATGACGGCCCCCTGGGATTGTGTCGGCCTGGGGTGCGCGCTCGATAAGGGCCAAAATTTTTAAGTCGGTGATTTCTTCGCGCAAGCCGGGGCGATACCATGCCCCGTTGTTTTCGACGGCCACCTGTTGGCCGTACATGTACGCGTTTTGGTTTTGCGTTACGTTCGACGCGGTCGGGTTTAGGTGCTGGGGCTGCACCAGGTAAACCGCGCGGGCACCGGACGGGAGAATAACCAGCAGGGAAGTGTCGGACAGTAAGGGCATAATTTCTCGCTTTCTAGGTTAGGGCCCTGCGATTGCCTGGCCTGAAAATAATTTTAGTGCAACAAATCAACTTGTCAACCCCCTTAAGCAAAAAAAACCCGGCGCGGTGGCCGGGTGGGGTTTGTGTCCTGGTCGATCAGGCCAGCTCGCGCAGCTCTTCGGCGATCCGGCGATACTTTTCAAACAGGTCGGGAAAGGCTGCCAAAATGCGCGCCTGGTTGTCACCGTCCGCGCGGTAATAAGCCAGGGCCAAGGCAGCAGCAAAACTGCCGCCCATGTTTTCCATTGTTTGCGCTGCGCGGTGGTTCCAGGTCGCGCGCTCTTCAGGCAGCATCAGCGCGTAAGGTTTCAATTGTTGCATTTTTTCTCCCAGTTAAACACGGCGATCGGCCAGCGCCTGGTCGGCCTCGGCAGCGCATGCGCGCCACGCATTCCAGGAAATGAAACCGGTTTCCGCGTCGGGCGGCGTCTCGGTGGCCAGAATGTCCGCCGAATAGTTGCGCAGCGCTTCCAGGACAAAGGCCTGCATCAGCGGGCCGGTGCTGGCCTGGTCCATAACGCGGACAATAAATTTTGTGTTTGTCTCTCGGCGCATCTCTTTATTTTCGCGTGCTTTTGTTTCCCACATTTTGTCGATACGGGCATATGAATCGTCTTGCATGTCGGCCCCTTATGCGCGGATTGAAAAAGTGTTGTTTGAGAAAAAATTGCGCATGGCGTCGTCCAGGTCGTAATTTTCCATTATCTTGTCGGCGTCGAATTCTCCGGCCAGGTCGCCCAGGTCGATGTCGCTGGCGATGTCGCTAAGTTGCGAGCTGCTTAATTCTGACGCTATGTCCGAAGCGCTAACATTTTCGGCAACGGTCACCAGCTGCGTGTCGCTCAAGTGCTCGGCAAGATATGCCAGCTGGGACTCGCTAATATTTTCGGCAATGGTGGCCCATGCCCAGTCGCCGACTAGGTTTGTGTTTGTGCCCGCGTTGGCTTCCATTTGCTGCTTGACCATGTCGGCCACAATAGGGCGCAGCTGCTCGGCGATGTCTTTAATCAGCGCTTGCATGATAGTGTTGAATTCCATTTCTTTCTCTCTTTCTAGGGTTATGGCCTCGCGGATCGCTTGGCCTGATTGCATTGTAAATCTACTTTTCTCAACTTGTCAACTGTTGCTACCAAATATTTTGTGAAATAAATAAAAGCCCAGCAAACGGCGTAACAGGCTGCCGGTCTGTGCTTGTTTTTGTTCCAGGTCTGGTGGCGGTCTTAGTTGATGTAGGCGCGCCTCTTCTAGGCGTTTTCGGTCTCGCCTTCGCATGCAGTCATCCTTTAAGAAGTTCAGCTGGGATTTCCACGGTGTCGCCCAGCTTGCTGGCAACAAAGCACCGCATGGCGGCGATCAGGGGTGTTGGGCCAAAGTGAAAAGCATCGCGGTAAAACTTTATCGAATTCTCATTTAATCCGGCCGCTTTATTTGCGCCTGACGTTGCCGCCCATAGCCGCCGCCCTTTAAAGCCTGACTGTTCACGCAAAACAAAAATACTCTCACGCTCAATGATCGGCCCGCCTTGTGCCCAAGTGGTTGAATACTCTGGGCAATTGTCGTCAAACCCATAGCGAACGCTAATGCCCTCGCACTGCGCCACCGCCCAGTCAAGAGCAGCTCCTGTCAATTCTGATGTTTTCATATCTTTCTCTCTTTCTTGGTTGCCTGGGACATCCAGGTGTTTGTGATCCTAGCACAACTATTACATACAAGTCAACTGTCAACTAAATGTTTTCTTAGTTCGGACCAGGACACGCCGGTCCAGGGCCACCTGGCCAGCGCGGGGGTGTCGACGCCCAGGTTCGCCAGGTCGATTGCTTGCTCGCCACAAAATAGCAGCAGCTCTGACTTGCTCGCGTGCGTTGTGCCGGCCGGTTGGTATTGCACCAGGATGTAAGTTGGGCAGCGCAGGTCTGCATGCTTGATGTGAAAGGCAACCTGGTGCGGTGACAGGTTTACCTTGCGGCCGCGTTTGACCACCTTCAGCTCAACCATCACAAACATGCCGTGCGGGAATGCCAGCAGACAGTCCGGGATGCCCAGGTTGACCCTGGACTCAATCCGGGTGAAATGGCAATTTGGGAGGTTTTCTTTCAGCCTTTTGTACAGGTTCGCTTCCGGTTTCAATGCCATCGTCTTCGTCCTCGTCAGGTTCTTCCTCGATCTGCTTAGGCGTCACGTCAACGATCGGGCCAGCATTGCCGCCGTACAAGCGTTTGATTTCTTCCAGCTTGCGCATGACTTCTTCTTTGCTCATGCTATCGATCGTGCCGTGGCGTATTTCTTTGCGGTCGATGTAAATCGAACCCAGGGCCTGGCCTCTTCGGTATTCGGCCTGGACGGCCGCGCCGTATGCGCCAGCTTGCAGCGCCTGGTCACGAATAACCTGGAGGTCGCGCATGTGCCGCTCAAACGTAGTGCCGTACTTTTCGCCCAGCTCGCGCCTTCGCTGCTGGATCGCTGCCACGATATGCGGAGAGACCTCGGGGTCGGTTAGCTCGCGTGCCCTGCCCTTTGCCCAGTTTTCACTATAGCCTGCGCGTAGCGCTGCCTCTTTCAAGGTGACGTGGCCGTCGCCTGCACAAAACTCTTCCACAAACTTCCATTCCTGGGCGGTCAGGACTTTTGGTTTGTGGGGTTTGACAGGTGTGGTTATCCTGGATTCAACAACATCAGGCCTTCCACCCAGGGTTTTGCCGGCCAAAAACTTCTCGTCTTTAGTTGGCATCAGGCCACCCGCCACAAGCGCCAGCCTTCGCCATGGCGTCGGCATGTAAACCGCGTGCCTGGATGCCTCTTGGAGTACATGTAGGCAGCGCTGCGCAGATTCTTGATCCAGGTGGCATCCAGGATCATAAAACTGTCGCCAAGGGCCATATCGGGGAATGGATAGCGTTCGCGGGGATCGACGCCACCAGGCAGGGGGATGTTTTTCTCTATTTTCATGCCTACATTGTGCAACAAATCCACACCTAACGCAACTACAAGGGCAAAACAGGTCAAATTCAGGGTTTTAGTTAGACTTTTTTAGACCAATGTATGTTTTTATTTTTTCAAAAAGTCAGTCCGCGCGCATTTTATGTGAATTACACATCATACACCTGTATATCCATACTGTATTAACCTAAACCATTGATTCACTTACCTTATTACACCATTACATCTATTACGTCATTTTCAACACAAAACTTTTACGACGTAACATATCTTTTTTCACTCTATATATATTCGCGAATTTGCCCTCGGT